CGTTGATCCTGTTACGGTCTGCACCCCAGTACTTGTGGATGGATCCACCAGTAGTCCCTAGACCTCGAAGGTTCTTAGGGAGCGGTGCGACACCGACCCCTGGATGAGGCTCGCCATCAATCTCGTACATCTGAGGGCCACCACCTTCCGTGTCAGGGAAGGAGTGCTGGTTCCAGTTGTCGAGCCACCCGATGTTCGGGGTGAATCCACCAGTGCCGGAGATCCATAGCTGAGTACCTGTCGGGTCGTCGTCTGCCAGTCCCAGTTCCTCACGCAGCGTTGGACGCCACGGAGTCGGAGACACGTCGGACTCCCTCAGGCAGTGGTCAATAACCCACTGGGGGTCTGCTAGCTGAGCCGTAATACGGTTCTGCTGGACACGCTGAGGACCGAACATACCCCATGCGGGGAACTCGATAGGACGCCTCAGAAGCTCGACACGGTCGAGAGCCTCAAGGGTCACAGAACCTGCGCCACGGTCGGGCGTGATAGCCCTGACAATGCCGATAAACTGTGGGTACCAGATCAGACCGATAGAGGTGTACAGACCGATCTCGTAGGTGACCTCCATACCAATGGTGTCCTTACCCCAGAAGGGGGACCTTACCTGGTATGGGCTGAATACACCCGTGAGAGAAAGTCCTTCGAACTCTCCTGCCATGTCCACACGCAACTCGGCTGCTGAAGACCCCTGAACAATACGCAGGTCTTCCGACTGGTTACCCTGAAGTCCTCGGTCGGTGGTAGCAGTGTTCACATACTGACTAAGGTCAGACATTGGATGGTCGTATGCACCATTCATGTTCCAGTCTACCAGAAGGCGGATCATAAACTGTCGCTCGTTGGACAGAATAGCCTTCTCGGCTGGAACCCCTCCCTGGGTCTGCATCGGTTATACCTCCAATAGTGTTAGTGCGCAGTCGGTCAGCGGGAACCTTGGGGATGTAGTGCTCAGCTGGTCCACCAAAACCAGAGAAGCAGCTCCACCGATCTCCCATGGCAGTGCTGATGCACCGATATTCACCATTGGAGCAGCAAGCCTATACGTAGCGCCTGTGTTGATAAGCATCTTGACGAAACCAGTGACAGCCCCGGCTGGCGGTACCGAGGATAGTGACCTCTGATTCCATGAGCTTGACTGTCCCAGAGTTACCTGAGTAGGAGTGCCGATTAGCACACCGTCTGCGTCAAGCCAGTTGATTGCAAACGTGTTGGTTCCGGTCGTACCTGCCGATACGGTGTTCTTGACATACAGGTTCACGTTGTAAGTCTCGCCTGGGATGACAGGGAACCCAAGACCTTCGTCCAGGGTCACAGTCGCACCAGAGCCAGCAGCCACGATACCGAAGGAGTACGTGGGGATGCCAACGCCGGAAGGCCAGTCCAGAACACCAGTAACAGTCGCGTTGGTAGTCTCTACACCATGAGTCGTGTTGGTCGACAGCTGTAGGGCAGCGCTCTGACGAGTCAGCAGGTTGTTCTTGAGCGGATTGATCAACCAGAAAGGGCCTAGCAGGTAGCGGGTGTGAAGCGCCTCAAGCCAGGCCCAGTCTGCGTACGTCATGTAATTCCATCGGAAGCCGAACTCGTACTTGTAGCCAGTGATGTCCATCGTACGAGCACCAGACAGCCCCTGGTGAACCCCACCATACCTGATGAGGTTCATAGAGATGTCTCGCTCAGGGCAGAACAGCTTGCGAATATCACCGGCTGGTCCTAGATACCACGTTGCTGCGTCCACCCTTACCTCCTCCGATTAGAATTGTTGGTCTTGTTTACCATCTTGGTGATGCCGTTCGCATCGATTACCACTTCCCAGCCTGACATGGCTGACATGATCTGTCCCTGTAGGTCACCAAATCCTTCGGCTGCAACAGCAGCGTTGATGTCCATACCGTTCTGGGTGGCAGCCATGGCGTCTTCCACTGCGCTTACCGCAGCAGGAGCGCCTTCCTGAATACCCTTTGCCCAGTCCTCCATGAGAGCCCTACCCGAATACAGAGTGTATCCCGTACCCGAGAACGGGCCAGTCTTGGCAGGAGAGAACGGTAGAAGGTCACGAACCTGCTTTACCACGCTTAGCGCGGAGTTGATTACCGTCTGAGCCATGCCCTTGATACCATCGACAAGACCCTGCATCATTGCTCGACCCGACTGAGCGAACTGAGCTGGCAGTCCACCAAGCGCGACAGCAATGCGTGAAGGGATTCCGATGAGAAGCTCAAGGAACGTTGCGATTCCAGCCTTAACGGTGCCCTTGAATGCCGTCCATGCGCCATCGATGATCTGACCCAGTCCATTCCAGGCCCTGTCCCAGTCACCCGTGATAATGCCTAGCACCACGTTAATGATGCCCTGGATGAAGGTAAGTGCACCAGAGATGATCTGCTCGATAGAAGGCCACACAGCCTGAATTAGGCCAAACAGCTCGGTCATGGCTGGCATGACGAACGACAGAATCGTAGCCACCAGTTCTAGCATAGGCGGTACGATCTGGATCAGGATGTCGATGACGCGTCCCAGGATTGGAACCAGGTCGGTTACGACCTGAACCAGCTGAGGGAACAGGTTGGTTCCAGCGTCAACCAGGAACGGGCTGAGCGTAAGTAGTGCGTCGGTCAGTGCCTTTAGTGCAACCTGGGCAAGCTCAACCAGCTTAGGAAGCAACGGGGTCAGCGCTACAAGAAGCTGCGAGATGAAGTTGAAGAACTGGTCCAGGAATGGCGTAAGCGCAACCAGCGCATCCGTCAGTGCTACACCGATTACCTCGGCTAGCTGCGTTAGGAAGGCCAGGAACGGCTCAATGAATGGCTGAAGGGCTGCTAGTGCCTTGAGGAACAGCGTGTTAAGGATGTTACCCACGACAACCAGGAGTGGTCCCAGTGCCTTTAGAGCGCCGATCAGGATGGTTCCAATGGTATCACCCAGTGCGGTCAGCGCCGGAGTGATAGCCTCGAAGATAGGGCCTAGCTGCTTAAACGCTTCGCCTAGTACGTTGAACACCAGCGCGGAGATGGCAGTCAGGATAGGCATCAGGCTGACAAGGAGGTCTACGAACCCGTCTAGCAGAGTTACGATAGGCCCACCCAGTACAGTCATTGCCTGGAGGCCGACTTCGAAGAACTTGTTGAAGGCCCCAAGCAGCGAGTTCAGAACCATGTTCAGGTTCTTTAGTGCGTTCTGAAGAACACCACTAGCCGCTGCCTCATTGACAATCTTCCTGAAGTTCGCAGCAAAGGTGTTGAACGTAGCTGCAAGTCCACCGAACTCAGCTGACGCTGCCGCTGCGAGTTCCACCAGCGCCCCGAAGCCGTCCTGGAATGCCGGACGTAGCTGCTCGAAGAACATAGCGGTGTTCTGAAGGATCGTGTTGATTGCTGCCATGCCCTTGGCGGACGTGACGAACTTGATCAGGTCCTGGACGATGTGGCTTAGCGACACAGCAATCTTGTTCAGACCAGCATCGAGAATAGGAGCCAGCTTGTTCAGCTCGATAAACGGCTTGGTGAGCTGATCGGCAAAGGTCTTGGACAGGCTCTGCTTCAGCCTATCGATCGTTGGGGCAAACCCTGCGGCTGCCTTCTTGATTCCCTCAAGACCCAGGCCTACCGCCAGCGCTGCAAACCCGAAGGCGAACAACAGTGATGGTAGACCTGCGATCAGGGTAGCGATTACTGCAAGAGCAGGTGCGATAAGGATCAGGACGGCAAGGGCGATAGCCCCTGTACGTCCGATGTCGGCGAACCCAGAAGCGGCACCCGAGGCTGACTTGCCCACCTTGGACAGGTCCTTGGAGATCTGACCCAGATTACCCTTAGAAGATACGTTGGCACCAATGTTGATGTTGCGCCCGTCTAGCTTCTTCAGGATACTATCAAGTGCCTTCAGCTGTGATACAGCCTTGGCCATGTCGACATCCACAGGGATCTCGACCTTGATTCCCTTGACTTCCTTCTTCAATTCGGCCAGAAGCTTCTGTCGGAAAGTAGAAGTGTCTGGGACTACCTGGATGGATACACGGCCTACGGAGAAGCCACCTGGACCCTGTGCCATGGGTTAACCTCCCCTGGTCTTCCTTTGCTTGGCTGCATCTAGTTGAGTGCGGAACATGTTGCTGTTCTTACGGGTGTTCTTACTTGGTCGGTAGGCTGGCTTAGGCTGCTTAGGCTTACGCTTGCCTGAGTTGGCTGCTACCGTCGCGTAGGTCACGTAGTTCACAGCATCGATCAGAGTGGCCATCTGGTAGGCGAGAGTGTTCCATTCGTTGAACTGCTCTCCACCCTGTAGCTGACTCACAAACCGCGACCCAAGAGGAAGGCCTCGGATTAGCATCATTGTCTCGTATGGAGGCGTGTCTGACACAACCTCCTTGAAGTTCAGGCCATACACCGACCTGAAGTCCTGGTAAAGGGCCTCACCAGCCTGGTCAATCAGGCTGGCAAGGATTAGGCTTCCCCCACCTGCGTCTGACCTACCCACTGCTCGAATAGGATGGTCACCTTGACGAGGTCGTTGTCGAGGATCTCGAACAGACGATCAGCCTTGTCTTCGCTCATCACGTTCTCAACGACAGCCTTAAGGATGACCATTACCTCATCCTCTTCAAGCTCGTCCTTCTTGTCGTCAAGCATCTGTAGCTGAGCACGTACGATCTGTCGCTTCTCGTGTGGCAGGCGAAGTACCTGCTGAAGCGTGAACTTCTCACGTCCCGCCTGGAACACAAACGGAGCGTACTTGGTGTCTAGCGCCTTGTTCAGGTCGTCTAGAGTGAATGCATTAGCCATGGCGAACCCTTCTTTGTTTGTACGGACCCAATAAAAAAGAGGGGAGTGAGGTAGGGTCCGCCAAGAGTCCTCACTCCCCAGTCACTGATTACGTCAGGTTGACGCCGGTGTCGTACGACAGCCACGAGAACATCGGCAGTACGCCGGACTTCAGGAGAGAAGCACGGAGAGGTACAGCCACGAATTCGTCGATAGCCAGCTCGATTGAGTCCTCACGTCCGATAGATACCTTGGACGCGTGGAAGCCGATGGTGGCATCGCCGTCTACGATGACGATGAGAAGCGCAGTCTCGATACCCGAACCTGCACCATCCGGAACGTCGAACTTACCGACAGTAGATCCTGGGTTCGTCACACCGTAGTAGTACGAAAGGATCTGCTCGTCAAGCTGAAGTGCGTTGAAGGTGACATAGTCCTGAGCTGCTTCGGTGGTTACACGACGAAGCGACGCGTTCTGCCACGAGCCCAGAGTCTCAGCGTCTCCGCCGTCGAAACCGAACACGGGTAGGTCGTCACGAGACGTATGACCAAGCTGCGTCCAACCGACAATGCCGGTGGTAGGGTCAAACGCCTCGATTGCAGCTGGAGTAGGTGACGCAGTGTCTACTGCTGCCACGTAGATGTAGCCTACCGCAGGTAGAACTACTGCGTTGTCATTGAGTGCCATCTAGGGCTAACTCCTTAGATTCGAATTGGGCGAACACCCAGCTGAACTAGGTACTGCACCCGCCAAGTATCGTCATAAGGGCTATCGAACTGGGTCGGCCCTAGGGTTTCGAAATATGAACCAATGCTGCCCTTGGCAGGGACTACGGTCTGCGACTTCCATGCATTCCATAGAACCTGACGGGCATCAAGCAGGAGGTTTTCACAATCGATCAGGTTTGTATCGGTGTATGCAGTAACCTCCATGACTGCACGGTCGTACATGTCGACGTCAACAGGGAGACCACCAAGTCGCCTGATGTTCAACCAGGGGAATTCTCGGTCGTCTACGTCTGGACCCCAGGAAGTTACGTCAACCCCCGGCAGTCCGTCTCGGAGGATGGGCAACATGATTTCCTGGATCCGTGGAATCCTTCTTACAACCATACGAATCCTTACCTCGTAAGCCTGGCACGGGTCATGATGTACAACCCATGCACCCACTTACCGCTCTTCTTGCGGTGCCCAAACTCTACTGAGATAGGAGCAGGACCCTTCATCACGACGTAGTGGTCGATGTGACCAAACGCCTCGGTCGATGAGTGGCCTTCGTAGACAACCTCGTGTGCTCCTGTGTCGCGGTGAGCCGCTAGCAGTGCCTTGGCAACACGAGTGACCTTCTTGGCATGTTCCCTTAGTGCCCGCTGGACTCGACCGTCCTGGGCTAGGTGCTTGCTGAGGTCCCTTTGGCTGACCGTGATGGTCACCTTGTTTGCCATTAGTTACGCCTGATGATGTAGTCGATGTGTGCAGTGCGGTTTGATCCGTTGTACCTTCGGCCCTTACCGAACACAGACCATTCGACTCCCCGCCATACGATCTTGGCGTGCATGCCGATAGGCGTAGTGAACGACCTTGGAGGCCTCATACGGTAAACCTGCTCTGAGTCGAAGCCCTCGTTGTTGTCTTCGGTACGACGTGCTGAGGTACCCGACTGAGCAAGAAGCTGTACTACAACATTCGTGATGGTCACCGGCGTGGTGCCCGCGCGCCTGGACGCGTTTCCGTCTGGGTCGGTGTAAGTCTCCTCGTTATAGAGGATCACCGTCTCACGACCCTTGTCTAGCAAGGACACTTGATATCTCCCGTCGTGTACTCACACCACGAAGGTGCGGTGGTCCTATCCCACTCCGGGAACTCGTCAAAAGGGCGGCTCACATTCTCCCACGGGTAAGGGCAGTTCCCGTACAGTGGGGCCAGAGAAGGACGAATAGTAAACGCACCATTGCGGATCCCCAAAAGCGCCCACTCGGCTGACGTGATGTCCAGCTTGCCTGATGCTACTTCCTTGGAAATCTGGTACGAGTAGTTGCCGTCAGTCTCTGCGGTATAACCCTCGGGGTTTCGTACTAGTCGCAGGATCGCATCACACTCGACCATGACTACAAGAGCCGGGTCGATGACCCCGGTAGACACCTTGATGTCCAGGTCCGGGATACGATGACGAATCATCAGCTCAATGTCGTTGAGCCGGGTGCTTACAATCTGAGACTCAGAGGAGTCTAGCGTACGCCCTAGACGAGCCTCAACATCTGCCACGCTGGCATACGCCATTGGAACTCCTTAGAACGTTTCGGGCTTGGCAATCGCTCGAATCAGTGCCATGAAGCCGGTCTGAAGGTCGGTACGCGCGATAGAAGCCCAGCGCTTGTCTGAGTCCTCGCGGTTGTAGACCTCGTCTACCTTCTCGCCTACCATTACAGCAAGCTGCTTAAGCTCGTTGATGTAGGCCACTTCCTCAGAACTGAGTTCGTGGTAGCCCTTGATGTTTGCACTCTTCATTAACTCACCTTCCGTGGACGGCCCCGAGGCTTACGCGGCTCCGGTTCCTGTGGGCTCTCGTCCTTCACAATGTGGTATCCCATGGCAACGCAGTAGTTGAATGCCTTCTCGTCAGGCACCTCGATCACCACATTACCGTTACTGATCTTGGTCACTTAGCCAGCCTTTCTACTTCCATGACCCAACGGTCAAGTTCCGGGGCTGGGTCAAGCTCGTTGGAACGCTTCTTTGCGAGGACCGAAGCCACTCGCCACTCTTCGGGGTCTGAGAGCCTCTGTAGGGCCTTCTCCCATGCATCCAGGTCTCCTCTATCCAGGAACTCCCCAAACGCCCCCTGTGACTCTCTGAGGCCGTCTGTTGGGTGCGCCAAGACCGGGATGCCGGATGCGAGCGCCTCGACGCCTGCCATGCCGTAGGATTCGTAGATGCTGGGCATCAGTAGAATGTTAGTGCGTCTCCACACGTCCCCCTTCATGTCGGCTGTCTGAGGCTGGATGGTCACGTTAGGCAGTGACTGATCAATGATCTGATCTCCGTGTCCACCTACTACGCCAAGAAACTTCTTGTCTGGGAATCGCCTTGCCATCTCGTAGAAGACCTTGCATCCCTTGTTCTCGTTGAGATTCACAAGGGTGATGTGATCACCAGGCGTGGTTGCATGCTCGTGCGTCCATACAGGCGGGTGAAGCACCAATGACGCGTTGACCACATGGTCGAACTTGTCCCGGATCCACTGTGTGTTGAACACCGTGAGGTCGGGCTTGAGGGTAAGCAACTCCTGGTTGGGCAAGAAGTCGTTGTGCATGATGAAGATGTACGGAATGCTTAGGTCACGGGCGATCTTTGCTGCCCGCTGGGTGTTATCGTGGTGGGAGATGATGACATCAGGTTGCCAGGCCTTAATCTGCTGGCGTCCGTACACCACGTTGGTCACATAGACCGGGATCCCCTCGTACTCGTAGTACGGAGGAGCTTCAGGAAGGACGGTTGCCCACACAACAACCTCGTGTCCGGCTTCCTTGAGTGCCTTGCACATCGCGTGTAGCATCGTTTCAGAGCCCGCGTTGCGGTAAGGGATATAGAAGTGTGGAAATACTGCAATCTTCATGGCGGTCCCTAAAAGTTTGCGAGGATGAGGGCTGCCTCTCGCCAGGCATTTACTCCACACGATCTAGTGGTACCCTCATCCTACGAATTAGCTACCCGATGGGTTGATGATCTTAGCGAAACCGTCTAGGTCGCCGACCACCCAGCCGAAGGTGCACTCAACAAGCAGCGCGACCTGGTTGGTCTGCCACATTGAGATGGTGTTGGTTCCATCAGTCAGAGTGGCCTGGTCCGAGATCTTGAATCGGATGTTGTCCGCGAAGCCCCATGCTAGCTGCTGGAACTCACCACCGATGATCTGCGTGGTGGTAGCAGTAGCCGCACCCAGGTCACCACGTACCGCCTTGCCGTACTGCGCAGGGAAGCCGAGGATGTTACCAACAGAACCGTTCAGGTTCAGCTGTCCTGGGTTAACAAGGTTGCCGTTCACGTCACGCTCGGCACCCGCCTGGATCAGACGAGGACGGAAGCGAGTGTCTACAGCCCAACCATCGAAGTCGAAGTCATCCGCAGTCACGAGACCGTAAGCCGCGATCAGCTCGTCATACAGGTTGTTGGTGGTAGAGGTGTCGGTGTTGATGATCTTCGTGGTGTTGTTCAGCACGTTAGACGCATCGATACCAGCAAGCGCACCACCCGTAAGAGGCTGCTTACCGTGGAATACTGCTAGGTCAATACCACGACCAATCGCGAAACCAAGGTCAGACTGTAGCTGAGAGTAGAAGCCCTGCGGGTTGGTGCGGGCGAATTCCTCAGAGACAGTAACGATGGTCGCAAGCTTGATTGGCTGCATAACCTTGCTGTCCCACGCCACGCCAGTCAGGGGCTTAGTGCCACCTTCACGCTGTGCGTTGGTAGTACCCGTACCTACCTGGCCTACCTCAGGACGCTTGACGTTGACCGGAATAACAGTCTCGCCAAACGACACGGGGATTCGACGTCCTAGGCGTAGAACAAGGGAGTTCTCCTGCGCCTTGGCAAACATCTCGTCGGTGATGGTCTTGGGTAGAAGGTCATCCGGAACGTAAGCAAGTCGACCCTGGTGGTTGTTCGTGCTGTTCGGGATGAGTTCGTTGATCTGTGCCATGTTCTAGTGTTCCTTTACTTCTTGGTCAGATTCGACTGGAATAGGGATGCAAAAGCCTCTTCCGGAGTGTGAGAGCTGGAACCGTTCAGTCCATGAGACGGGTCTACCGCCTTCATCTTCCCGCCAGCACCAAACATCCCCTTGAGCTTCTCTGCATGAGCCTTGTACTCATCCAGGTTGGAGCCCTGAAGAAGTCCTGCAAACTCCACAGCCGTTTCACCTGGAACACCGGCCTGGAGAGCCGCCATCAGCTTGTTGTAATTGCTGGTGGCACTATCACGTTCTGCCGTAACAGCAGACTTTTCGCCCGACAGACTCTTGATCTGCTCGTCGTACTCTGCGGCAACAGCCGCCTTTGCCTCATCAGCAGCCGTCTTGGCCTTCTGACGATACGCAGCCGCCTCAGCGTTAGCTTCTGAGATGGCCTTTCGACCCCACTCAGGGAGCTGTTCGTTGTTCTGAGGGGTTGCTGCTGGAGTCTCAGCAGCAGTGTTCTGTTCGGACATTGTTGACCTCCTGGGTCTTGGTTTGGGTTAGCACGGTCACCAGGACCGAGTTAGATTACGCAGCAGCGGCGAACTGAGCCGGGTTGATCTCCCCACGCTCGATCGCACGCCTGAAGGCATTGAGCTTGTCGTTCTTGGTAAACCTGGCACCGTAGAAGCCCTTGGTGTATTCCTTCCAGATTTCTTCCATACGGAGGTAGTCTTCTCTACCCTGCCAGTTGTTCTCATCGAACACAGGGACAACCTTGCAGTCGCAGCCTGGATGCCACCTGGTCATAAGTTCGTCTAGTTCTTCGTCACTAAAGGTGTTCTTCTGTTCCAGAATCTCGGCTGCGCCTTCGTGCTTGGCACCTGCCGCTAGTTCGGACTTGAAGACCGGACCCCTGGAGACGAGCATCAGACAGAAAGCGCATGTCTCCCTGCCTGTGGCCACACGTGCGAACCCCACACGGCGAGTTTCTCCTCTAACCGCGTTCAGCCCTGTACGCCTGCCACCATTCTCGACTTCCTTGGCGACCCTCAGAGCAGTTTCAGTCATGTTCCCGTCATCAAGCTCGATTACTCGTGCTTCACGGAAAACAGGCTGCATAGCCTCTTCGAGCCACGCAATCTCGTACGACGGCAAGTCGATGTTGTAATCGTCTTCTCCCAAATGCTCCAGACGCTGTGAGTCGTAGTACATGCGCATCAGGATGGCCGACTCGCGCCTGGCGTTGTCGACAATTGGGAACATCCCCCTTACAATGAATCGCCAGGATGTCTGAGTAAGGGGAATGCCTCGGTACGGAAACAGAAGGTTGAGAATCAGCTGGACCGCAGCAGCAGTGATGCTACGCTGACGACGACTGTACTCGGCTAGTTGCATTCGCGTTCGCCTGGTTGTCTAGGCCCTGCTGAGTGGTGTCCTGCTGGAATAGAAGCTGGTTCAGCTGCGATACCGGGTCGGACTTGTCCATCTTTTGCATTTCCTTACGCTGTACGTCAGAGTAGCCAAGGTCGATGCGAGCCTGCTCGGTTGGAACAATGCCCTGCTGGTGGAGCTTGACCGTGCCGTCTGCCTTAGCAGCGAAAGTAGGCGTAGAAGGATCTCGCCATACGGTTTCGAGCTTGTACGCGTCCTGCGGGATAGAGCCGTCAATGACTAGCATTCCCAGACGCATTGCTTCCTCCCATGACTGGCCGAACAGCCGTGCCTTACGCTCTACCTTCTTGATCAGGCGAGACTCAGCCGACTTGATGGCCTCAGCCGAGGCTGGGTTGTCAGAAGAGAAAGAAAGGTACTGCGGAGGAAGACCCGTGTACGAGGCAACCTGCTTGGCTAGCTCCTGTAGCGCATCCACGTAGTTACGCAGATCGGCCGACTGGAACTGGGTAGCCTTGCCCTGGTCGTTCTCGAAGGCCATGATGCGTGCCATGTAGGCTTCCATAGCCGCGCCAGGCTTGTTGACATCCACCGGGAAGTCCTCTTCACGTACACCGAAAAGGATCCTCTGTGGGATGGCCATAAGCTCAGCCGCAGACTGGAGGTTCATCATGATTCGAGAAGCCGCGTCGGTCGCGGACCTCAGCTCCTTGGAGATCTCTGATACACCGTTCCACTGATGGATACGGTTTCGGTTCACCAGAGGAGACACAAGGACTCGTCCTAGTTCATGCGACACCCGATGGTCGATAACCCACTGAGAAGACTGGTTCTTTGACTGAGCGAGGTACACAGTCTCGTCTGGCAGGAACAAAGCAACGTACTTCTCGTTGGGGATCTCGGGGTCTTCGTACACCCTGAGGGCTGACTTGACCTTGCGTGTCCTATAATCTTGCTTCGCGATAAAGTTAAAAGGGCTTTCGAGCTTGATGATAGGGATGCTGGGGTCTTCGTCTGCGTCCTCATTGGGAGCAGAGACAGTTACGTACGAGATGCCGTGTACCAGCGTCTCGATGTGGCCTGGACCAGACTCTACGTCGAGTAGGTTGGCCTGCCACCAGTCGCGCAGTCGGTCGTCTCCTGCTGACTCATCACCCATGCGGAAGTCCTCGACATCGAGGCGTTCCTCCAGTGAGGTGATGTACATAGAAGGCCATCCGACAGCCGCAGTAAGGAAGCGCATCTCAGGGGGAGTGGAGAGACCTAGCGCCCTTAGACGCACGGTGGCATCGTAGTAGGCCTGGTTCTCTTCTAGGGCGCCCTGCTTGCCGTTAAGCTCGGTTAGTAGATCATCTACCATCGTGTCATACTTCGTACTCATCGGAGCAGCGTCACCCCCCTTCCCTTGTTGGACTTGCTCATCAGGAACTCCTGTCGTGTTGCAAAGGCCAGGATCGCGCATACAGCCGCATCGATCTTACGACCAGAGTCCTTGGTGGCCTTACTGATTGAAATACCAAAGTTGTTAGGACGCCTTACGGCGTTGTTGATGTGCCTCTTCAAGACGGGGCTGCCAGAATGAGATACCTCAAGCTCCAACACCGCGTCTGCGAACTTCTCGCAGTCCAGGGTGAAGACCTTGATGTTGGACCTCATGTCAAACGCGATTGGATGACGCTGGGATGCCTTGACAAGCATCTTACGGCCGTACTTGGCTCCCCACTGGTCTACGTACGCCTCGAACTCTCGCACGTCGGCTCGCATTCCGACAACGTCGTACTTTGCCATGGCCCAGTCGACAGTATCGTTGACATCTTCTCGTGGAACTTCTCCACCATACTTCTCTGGATCCCAGATCTTAATCGGGAAGATTGCTCCGTCGTCAACGCGACAGGCCACGAGGGCCGTCCAGTCCTGTGACTTGGAACCGTCGAATCCCATGGTGATTCGGTCTCCTGCCTCAAGTGGACGTAGTCCAGGCACATACGCACGGTCCCATTCTCGTGGAGAAATCCACGCATCTTCAGCAGCGTTGATCTGGTTGAGGAACTTACGCCTCGACTCGGTGACATCGTTCCTGACGTCCAGAATCGACTCAAGGATGATGTCTACGTCTAGCCATTCAGCGTCGCCACGGGCGATCAGAAGCCCACGACGAAGGCGGCTTAGAGCCTCCTGATAAGCCTCTTCATCCTCCAGCAGATCAGCAATCTCACCCACGGGCGTGTCAGGAGGAGCCTCTAGGGCGTCATACAGGAAGCCGTTGTCTACAGCCTCTCCCGCCTGAATCGCCTGGTAAGCATCCCAGTCACGTTCCGCATCCGATTCTTCACCTGGACGATGCGCATTGCAAATAGAAAGAGAACGACATACACCGTAGGCTCCCTTGGTTACGTTACCCGCGATGACGTTGGCCATCATGAGTCCGGAGTTAGCCTCGACCCACCACTGGGTCTCGTTCTTGATGACGAATGTAGGACGCTTGCCCTCAAGAGACAGAGGTGACGAGGTCACAGCCTCGATGAAGCAGGAACCCTCGAACGCGTCTACACGCGTCTTGTGGATCTCCATCTTGAACTCTTCACGCATCTTCTTGGATGCCATGGCAGGGAACAAGGTGAAGGTGTTACGAGTCTGGTCCTGCGATACGGCGGCTACCTGAACCCACGCAGCAGGCTTACGCTTGCCGACAGGGTTGCCGTCCTGGTCCCAGTGTGAGAACGCTACTGGTCCACACAGTTCGGCCAGTGACATTGCAGCGGCGAGAGGGTCCTTTCCCCATCCCTTGAGCCTGCGCAGCAGGCCATTGCGGTAGATGAATCGCCCTGAGTATGGGTCGACCGCGTACCACCACAACAGGAAGCGGAACTGCTCGTGTGTGACGATGAACTGCTCTCCGGCACGTGGTCCGGTGGGCTGAATGATGTACTCATACATCCAGTCTACGATTGCGTAACCCAGTGACTTTTCTGGGAGGTAGAAACCCCCTGATGCAAGTCTCTGCCAGGTTGGGCCGACGATGAAACTTGGAGCAGGGAGCAGTTCTGGCTGTTCTGACGAGTCAAAAGCGCTCACCATGCTCTCCTTAGGTCTAATTAGGGAGACCCCTCGTTGATGAGGGTAATCTCGTTCGGGTATGCCAATGAACCCCAGGTAATCCCGCTACCTGCTCGGTACATGTAGGCCAAAGTTACGTTTCCGCTCACGATGTCGTCAGCAGTGACAACCCACCTGATCGGACTCATCTTGTTGCTGAACTGAGTACCCATGTACAGGCCACCATGACCGTTAGGTCCCTGAGTGTTAGTTCCTGATGAGTAGTACCTCAGTGGCGTTCCGCCGTTCATGGAACACACATCCATCTCAGCGTCTGCGCCAACAAGGGCGATGACGGACGGATCAAGCAGGAGAATGTCTCCGACCGATGCAGGCACGGTTACTCGCCATGCTGCGCCGACAGGCGTCCAGGTTCCTGACGTATCGCCAGGCCCGAACTGAAGCTGGATCTTACCGGTGGTTGCGATCGCCTTAACGCGCGTCTGAGGGCTCGGGGCACCCACTAGGTCTGAGTACTGCCCAGACGTTGCTACAGCCGCCAAAGACGATTCTAGGGCGTACTGAGTGTGTGGATCAGGCAGGGCAACGTGAGCCGCTACTGCCGCAGCGGCTACGCCGGTGTTTTCCTTGCCATTCAGGGCAGTCTGAGTAGCCGTGGATACTGGCTTGCCAGCGTCACTCGTGTCATCCACATTACCCAAGCCGACCTGGGCCTTGGTGTAGTCCCCGTTAGCCGCGACTACCGCGCCTGTACGTCCAAACACTGAGTCAACCGCACCGCCTCCACCGCCAGAAACAGTGATGTTTCCTGAGGCGTCTGGGAACTGGCCGTTTACTGATCGAACGGGTGTAAGGAGTTCCTCTGGGGGGACAACGCCGATGGCGTCTGGCAGGTTGAGATTCTGGCCTTCCACGATCTCGATGACCTTGGGCTTGTAGTACAGCTCAGATAGTCGTACGAGTGTGTTATAAAAACCAGCCGGAAGAGTGGCGTTGAGCTGTCCAGCCGAGACAGTGACTTCGTGCCTGACAGGGATCACAACCCCGTCTGCGTCGTCCGGAATTTCGATCTCGTGTGTGAGAAGAAAGATGATCTCGCCTACAGCAAGATTGCCAGAAGGCGTGTACCACGTACCGGACACAGTTCCGGTTGGCACTGATGCGGGCAGTGGCATTTAGTACTTCCTATTCGTCGTATTCGGGGTCATTCACGCTTCGGTCGAACTTATGGCGACCGTTCTCACAGGCCTTGCACCAGTCACCTGAACCGATGTCTGGGCTTGTGTTCCAACAGCCACACTCACAATCACACTTAGCCATGTACCCCGTGACAGAATCGAACTGCCGTGAGCTGTGTGTAAGACAGCCGTTCTCCCATTGAA